GGCAGGGCTTCGCCGAAAAAACTGGAATTGACCCGCACCACCTCGACGAACAGTTGCACCGAGACGGTCGCCGGCAGGAACCAGAGTTGCCAGCGCTTGAGGCTGGTCGTTACCAGCAGCACTTGGCGCAGTTCGCGGCTGTGCGTGGCGGCATAGCGGTTGATCTGCTGCACGCTGGCCTGGCTGAACAGCTCGACAAGCGCGCCGGCCGACTTTCCGTAACGCTCGAAGTGGCGCAGCTTCACCGGCAGGATCTGCACCGCGCGCCCCTTCACCTCGACGGTGACCGGCTCAGGAAACAGGATTTGCAACTCGCTCATGCCAAACTCCGGGCAATAAAAAAACCCGCCGAAGCGGGTTTCGATGACTTGCCTATCGAATGATAGGGATCTTGACTCTTTCGGACCGACCAACCGTGCGGCCGTCCTTCGTTCGGTGAGTTGATCTGATGTTCACCTCGCGCATCTCAACGCGCTGTTGCGGTGAGTTCATCGTGCGGACCTTTCTGTCCGTCCTTTTCGGACCACGGTAAGTGTCGACTTCCTCGGGCTCGCGCTCTACGACAACAGGAACCTCTTTGACGATGACCTGCGGCCTCTGAGCTGTGTGCGGCTGGTAGGCCTTTGGTTCCGCAAGCCTTACCGTCTCGCCATCGCTGCTGATCCGCTGGTTCCGCGCCTCAACATGGCCCTGCAGCGCGGTTGCTTCAGGACAATTCGCGTTCTTGGTAAACGTGACATTCCCTTGCGCGTCCACGCACTTGGAAATGCTGGCAGCGCCGGCTTGGACAGACAGCAGCGCAATCAGGATGAAGCCGAAACTTCGCATATGGTTCCCTCCCTTTGATGAGGGAAATCTACCACGGCGCACGCGCCAAAGCCCACCGACCCGATGGGCTTGGACTCGGGCGCTTAGGCGATGGTGTCCATCTCGACCTTGAAGAACTGCGACAGGCCAGCGGTCACGATGCTGGTGTCGATCAGAACCTCGCCAGTGATCTCCAGCGCGCCGAACTCGTCACCGATGAAGCCGAGGCCTTGGGCGGCGCCGATCTTCGCGCGATGCACGGTAACCTTGACGGTTTTGCCGGTGGCAGCCTCGTTGACGCCATCAAAAACCATCTCGAAGGTCTGCGCGCCAGTGGTCAGCGCCTCGATAGTTGCCTTGCTGTTCGGTACGTCCTCGGTCACGGTGCCGAACAGAACCATCGCCAGGTTCTCCGGGCTCAGGTCGTGCAGCGTTGCCGTGAACTCGACCGACTCGATGCGGTTCACCTGGGCATAGGTGCCGCCGCCCGCTGTCCGGTAGTTCGGCAGCTTGATGATGTTCTCGTTGATGTTGAAGTTGAGCGCGGACACGTTGCCCACGTCGACAGCGGTGCCGCCGGCTTCAGGCGTGAGGGACACAATGCCCTTGCCCATGTATGCGTAGTTGGCCATGCGAGTTTTCCTCAGGCATAAAAAAACCCGCACGCGGCGGGCTTGATGTTGGGGTTTGGCGCTATGGCCGGATGTTCAGTGCCAGCTGGATCGGGAGCATCACGCTCGACGCCCTTTCGCCATTGCCGGGCGGGAAGTGCTCGGACGTGGACAGGGAAACGGCAGTTGTCCCGCGCGGCATCCACTCGATTGGTGGTCCCTTCGGCGTGATTAGGCAGCGGATCAGGTCCAGCTCGATGTCTTCCAGCGCGTCGTCGTAGTCGTCCAAGCCGGCATCGACGGCGCCAATGACGTAGAAGCCGGGAGCTATCTGGATAACGCCAGGCCCTTCGACCGGATCTCCGCCTTTCGCCTTCTGCAGGCAGATCAGCGGGAAGGTCGTCGAGTCAGACTCCAGCACCTCGCTGAACCAGCCCGTCTTCACGTTCTGCCCCGCATTCGTCCGGTAGCCATTGGCAACCGTGATCGTCTGCAGCCTGGCCACAAGAGCCAGACGCGCTTCGGTGAGAATGTTCATCGGGACTCCATGCAGGCCGCGGTGACGAAGTAGCCGTCATCGGAGATGGTGTCCTCGACGACGTAGCGGCAGCGCTCAAAGACGAAGATGCCGCCACGCTGAACGCCATCGAGTTCAGCCTTGCGCCAGCTGAAGCCAGTGCTATCGGAGCGAAACAGCCCTTCAGGTCCGTTCTGCACCAGGTTGCGCTCGATCATTACCGTGACGCTGCGCGGCTGCTGACCAGGGCCGCGGTATTCCGCGACCCCGTCATTCAGCTTGGCCAGCACGCTCCGATCCATCCGGTCGCGCATCGCTGCCCAGCTCATGGCCTTACGCCGTTACTGGATGGCCCATCGAGCCATTCAGGCGCACAACGCCAGTGCCGGACGGATTGGCAGCCGCCTTCACGGCAACGCCGATCAGGTAGTTGCCGGTTCCGGCCACGTTAGTGGCAAGGCCGCTGGCAGCGATCATGTAGACCGGCTGGCCGACTTCCCACGCCTGAGCGCTGGTCTTGGCAACCTCGAAGACGCCGGAGGTCTTGACCTCGACTTCGTCGCCAATGGCAGCATCGGTCGCAGCGACACCGACCAGGCTGTTCGCACGAACCAGCTGGCCGGAAGTGACGGCGGCGGCGGCCACGAGGGTGATCATGTCGCCGTGTTGAATGAAGTTCTTCATCGTTCCCTCCTCGGGATACAGAAAACAGAGAGGGCGCCGCAATGGGCGCCCTTGTCAGGTCACGGCGAGTTAGGCGCCAGCGTTCTTGTAGGCGCCGCGGTAGTCGATCCAGGCAGCACCGAAGACCAGGCGAGCCTTGATCTCCATGCCGTCAACCTCGAAGCCCTCGCGGGTTTCGGTGAACACGCCCTGCTCCCCTTCCAGGTAGGCATATTCGAAGGTGTCGACCAGGCCCGGAGCGGCGTACAGGTACCACTGGTTGCCGGTGATGCGCGCATCGACGATGACCTGCAGCGAAGCGTTGCGGCTGTCGTTGATGTCGGCGTTCTTGGCCGGCACGTAGTTGGAGCTGGTGAACTGGTAGGCTTCCAGCTCCTTATCCGGGCCAACGACCAGGTATTCCGGGCCGAGGTTGAGGAAGTGGCCAGCTTTGGACTTCTGTTTGCGCATTGCGGCGCGAGCAGCGGCCAGGGTAGTGGTGTTGATCGCGCCACCGCTGGCGGCCACGTTGCCGTGGGTGCTGTCGAACACCGGATTGCCATCGATGAAGTCCGGGTTGCCGAGCAACAGATTCCAGACAGTGTCCGACTCGGTCTGCGCAGCAGCAGCGCCGAGGGCCTGCGGAATGCGGGTCATGGCCGACAGGTCGTCGTTCACGATCGCTTCCCAGGTGATGGCGATGATCTTGCCGAACTTGCCGACCTTCAGCGGGGCGCCTTCTTCACCCAGCGAGCCGTACTTGTACTCGCCGTGCTCGTTGACCTTCTCCAGCGCGGCGATGTCGCCCAGCGCCACGCGGCTGACTTCGCGGAAGTCGGACACGGTGGTCTGACGGCCAAGCGGGCGCCAAGTTTGAGGAGCCAGCGCATAGGCATCGCGCAGGGTGCGGTTGACGGTCGAGCCGAGCAGGATCGGGAAGTCGCTGGTGGTGTGCATGCCGGCAGCGCGAACGGCGGTGCGGTCGCAGCCCAGGGCGGCGCGTGCGATTTCCTGCGGGGTCATGCCGCGGGCGTTACCGCCTGCCATCTCGACGGACTCGCGGGCCATGTCGATCAGGCGCATGCCGCGGAACTCGCGGGCGTCGTCTTCCAGCTTGATGCTCGGGTTGCAGCGAGCGAGCAGAGCGTTCTGCATGGCGCCACGCTTGGCAGCGACCACGGAAGCATCGACACCGGAGGTGACAACGGTCGGCTGGGCGCTGCGGGTGTTCGGCTGGTCGGAAGCCTGGCGCTCGGCCAGCTTGTCGATCATTGCAGCGCTGGCTTCGTTGGAGCTGATGCCGCGGGCAATCAGGTCGTCGGCGAACTCATCGGCAATGCCGACCTTCTTGGCCATGCTGCGGATGGTGAGGCAGCGCTTACGCTCTGCTTCGATTGCGGCCTGGCTTTGATCATCGGCCGCGCGGGATTCGTCGGTCATTTCGTTTTCCTCTTGGGTTTCAGTGGCCACGGCGGCCGGTTGCTCGGGGGCCTGTTCGGCTTCCCGG